TAGTACCCCTTCATAATATTTGTTTTATTGGACCCAAGTGGGTTGTCGAGGGGTTCGCCAACACCAACAAGAGCCAAACGTTGTGGGACAGTAAACCGCTTCAGATACTTAGGGACTGAGTCCCTTTCAGCTACTGATTTTTCCAGTTCAACGACTGAACCATTTCTGGTATCGGTGTACTGGTAAATAGGCATTAGCTGTAGTTCTCCTCGTCGGCATTCTTCGCCAGCTCACGCATTTTGTCCTCCTCAGACATGTTGTCCTCTTCGTTATTCTCGGATTCGCCTTCAATCATGGCCTCATTGACCTTGATGTATGCAGCTCCGTTCTTAACCATTTGAACAACACCGCTGAGTTCAACTTCATCACCTTCAGAGGGAGGAACATTGTCTCCGCCATCATTAACTTCAAGCATCGACAGGGGCAACATGACCATGCCTTTCGACATTTTCACATCACCACCTTTATTCATTCCTTCTTTCATTTGATCTCCGTTGGAAGAGGCTGGGGAGGTTTTACCCTCCCCAGCTTTCCGAGGACCCATAGCGATTACTAGGGTTCCCATTTAATTGTTTAGCTGTAGTTCGACTTCGCGAAGATCGCGCGGAAGAACGTAGTATCCAATTGTTTGGCAGCATAGAACGTCTTAAAGGACGCTACTACGCGCTGACCATAGGGGTCGGATTTATCGGCAGCATCAAGGATCGTGACCTTCGGTGCGAAGGGCGAGCCAGAGGCAACAACTGAGTTCAGGCTGGGAACTCCAAAGGAGTTTCCGCCCAAGAGCAAGTTGCCGTACACGGCTTGACCAGCAGTCGAGGCAGAAGCCACACCCGCAGCAGCGGTTGCGAACGTCTGAACGTTGGTGCTGGAAACGACTTTGCAGCCGAACAGCGAACCGATTTCACCTTTGAAGATGGCTTCAGGGTTCGAGTAGCTCGATACCTTCAACCAATCGTCATCCTGCTGGAGGTCACGAATGACCGCAGGGTGAGCGACAAGGACGTAAGAATCCTTGATCTTGGGCGCACGGCTGATGAACAATGCAGTCGCGCCGTCGAGTAGATCGGTGGCGGTGATTGCGCTGTTAGCAACAGAGCTGGTCGCGAAGGTCGCGCCGTTCGTGCCACTTTGGGCATAACGAGCATACGACTTCGTGGCAACGTTTGTGCCAGTCGAGGTGGAAGAATCTTGGATCAGCGCGCGGTGACACAGAGTGTCGGCGTGCAGAGCAGCATCTTCACCCAACTGCTTGGTGGCCTGGGCGAGGTGATTGAACAATTCGGTGGCCAAAAGAACGTCCGTGAGAACGATCTGACTGCCATACTGCTGGAGGGTCGCTTCAACAGTAGATAGGGTCAGCTGACGCTGATCCGAGCCATCGCCAATAGTCGTTCCTTCAGAGAGGGAAACGATCTTGTCAATCGCGGGATTATCGAATTTGAAGAAGCGGATAGTTTTGTTTCCGCCAGTTTTCGAAGGATACGCCACCTTCATTGCAAACTGCTCCATCTGGAGCAAGGGTAACGCACGTTCCAAGAGCATCTTGGAAAAATACGTTTGGAACTGCGCAGAGACAGATCCAGTAGTTACATTAGCCATTTTATTATTTTCCTTTTAAACAACTAACCTATTTTACGATCTATCCGCCTCTGCTGCCATCTTCAGCAATTCACGCCCTTGCTCCTCCGAGGAGAGTTCGTGAAAAGCTTTGACGCGAGCAGGGCCAGAAGGTTGACCGCTTGCAGGTGTCGTTGCCTTTCTTAGTTGAGTCAATTCTGACTCATACTTTGCAATCTTCTTTTCCAAGTCAGAGGCAGCGTCCGCCTTGAGCCTCATCTTCGCCAGACCAACAGCATCATTGATTCCATTAGGATAGTTCCTAAGAATCGCGTGTTGCTGTAACAAGTTTGCTACTGCTTTGTAGAGGTTGGTCGAAGAATCCTTTAATTCTGGATTCGCTTCGACTTCGCGCAAAAGGTTTTGGTCCCAGGCATTCTTCCATTCCGCCTGCGCCTTTTGCTCGTTCTCTCTCTTGCCAGCAGTTTCAATCTCGTTGGCTTTGCTTTCAGCGAGTTTCGCAAGATCGTCACGGCCTTCATCACGATAGCTTTTTGCGGCTTCGCGATAATCTTCCGCGCTAAACTTGCTAGAACTTGCTTCTGTCTTTGCTGGAGGAGCTTCTTGACTAGTCCTTGCAGCCTTGGCTGCTTCAATGGCTTCCCTCTCAGCTTGGAGTCTTGCGCGTTCCGCTTTGACATCGTCCCACTCTTTTGCGAGTCGAGACTGTGCCTTTTGGTACTTGCTTTGCTTCTTTTCGGAAGCTGACTCTGACTTGGGTTCATCAGATTGCGTTGTTAAAGAGCTTGTTGATGTAGTTTCAGTCTTATTGACTTCTTCTACCACCGCATCGTTCGATGTGGATTTTGGTTCGGCGGTTTCTGGAGTCGTAGGTTTCTCCGAGTTATCACTACTTGGAACCTCCTGCTTAACTTCTTTAGTAGCCTCAACATTATCTTCTGGTACTTCATCTAACCCAGCGTCAAATGCTGCTGCCATCTTCAGCATATCAAGTTCAGTTGGTTCTTTGGAATCCGCCATGTTGACCCTTTCTTTACACCACCACTCAGGGAGTCATTCTGAATAGCAGGTTAATTGACAGCAGGTTCATCGGCCCCATCCCTGCTGTCGAGGATGGGCGAGTTTTGTTTGGGGCTGCATAGCGACTCAATTGTCGCCACACAACCTCGAAATCCTTTAGCATATCCACAAGCCTCTGCAAGTGAGTTCGCTTCTTTCTCTACTGCGGAGGCATTTTGGCGTAAAGTAAGGTTTAAAAGGATCAGACTAAGCTTCTTGCCAGTTAGGCTGCCAAGGAATCCAGTTAACGCTCTTTCATCCTCCGCCTCCCACTTAGGCTCGTCTACCCACTCTTGGTGGCGAATAAAGGCCATAATTGCGCGTAGTCTTCTCATACTATGTACCCCCAGCTATCGCCCTGGAATAGGGCTAGGTAATCGCCCTTGAAAGTCTCTGAAAGTGCCTGCCTTACTGCTGGAAAGCTAAAGTCGTGGCCTGTCATGCATCCACCCTTTCTGAGCTTGGGTAACCAGAAATCTATGTCAGCACGCACACCTTCGTACCTGTGGTCACCATCCACATAAACCATGTCGAGCGATCCGTCGGCAACAAACTCAAGAGCATCTAGGCTCTTACCGCGAGAGAATGTTACGTTGCCCTTGGGCTTGGTTCTTTCCGTAAAAGCATTGAAAACATCTTCCATTGGGCATTGGTGGCTTGCCACATCATTCGGATCGTACCCATTCTCCCAGGGATCTACTGCCAATACTTCTTTAAAATGATCGGCTAGTACGACAGTACCTTCGCCACTATATGATCCAATCTCAACACACTTGCCAATCGCGCCATTCTGATTTGCCCACTTACAAAGTTTCGCCAAGCCTTCAGCTTGGAATGCATCGCGCATTACTGGTACTGCCATCCGCCAATACAAGCGGATGTAGCTATAAAGTCAAAGCTTAAATTAGCTTCTGATTGCTAGGAGCGAGGGAGTTATTGCGAGGCTGTCTTGGCATGCGGTTCATGCGATTAACTCCGCCAACAACTTGGGAGAAGCTTCTGGCTGGACCAGCAGGAGCTACGAGATTCTGAGCTGCTTGGTTCATATCTTGATTCCTGCGCATTCCTTGCTGAAGCATTTGATTGTAATTTGCCATTTGACCCATAGCAGGATTTTGGCGAATGGGTTGGCCAGCCATTGGGGTTCCAGCCATGTTTGCATTGCTTTGTGTTGCCAGCGCAGCCTCAAGAGGTTGCCTTCTTTCTGGTGAAAGATTCTGCATTTGCTCTGCTGAAATTCCTGTTCCTCCAACAGGCATTAGACCTGGCATCTCGCCTCGCGCTTGGCGATCAGCTACCAATTGCGCGAGTGTGTTCATGTAGTTCTGTTGCGCTAGTGCTGAGTCAAAATTAGGATTGCGAACTCCTTCGATTGGAGTCGCGTCTATTTTCATCTTAGCTGGTTTATTTTCTTTCTTTGCCATATTACATTACCTGTGGTTGGAGTTGTTGCGGTGCTTGGCCTTGCTGTTGTACTTGTGGCTTGGCTGCATCGCGAAGTTGTTTCTGAATTGCCCTGGAGGTATTCGGATCGGTCTGTTCCAGCGCAGCCAGGTGCTGTTGCAAGTGTTCCATTAGAACTTGGATTGCACTCTGGTCTACTGGCTGCTGGCGCATTTGCGCTGCTTGGTTGAACGCGAAGAGAACCGATATGTGCGCTTTGTGATCATCGCTAGGCTTAATCGCGACAGGGAATCCTGTGGCCAGCATGGTCGCAATTTCTGTCGCTTGATCTTCAGCTTGATCGCCTGATCCTGCTTGCGGGTCAGTAAATAGTTTTCTAACGAGACTAGGGTCATCTTGTTCAAGAACTGACTTTACCAGTTCTCCTTGGTTAATGTAGGGATTTCCTTGGAACATCTGCATGCGAGCAACTGATTTCTGCAATGCAAATTGGCGGTTGATAAAGTCAAGTCCACCTTTTGGCTCAATCGAATACTGCTCATGGATTCCTTCAGGAACCATCTGGCCAGTATCGTCAGCATAGCGGAACATCAAATCTTCCTTCGCGTACTGGACGTACAACGCCCAAGACTGACGGAAGAGGTGAGCCAAGCTCATTCGGAAGATTCGATTGCGCAAATCACCAGAAGCAGCAGCTTGACCCTGCATCGCCTGAATCTCGGCAGCAGTCTTTCTATCTCCAGTATTAAACTGCGAGCCAGCACCAAAGTCGGCGTTGCCCATGCGGTTCTCTGCGAGCTGACGCTCTTCGAGCATCAAACGCTGGAAGTCGAATGGAGGTTGGCTGAACTGGACAGGCTTCAACCCTTGCGGAAGGATCTGACCAGGCTGCATCCTCAAGTTCGCTGTGTTTAGCGATACTGGATTCTGCGCTTCGAAAACAGGGCGGTTGGCCAGCTCTACATAGTCAGAGAGGGAGTTCTTGAGCTTGTTTAGGAGGTTTTCGCCAGGGAGGAGGATCTCAGCTACCCCGCGAGGACTATACCAACCGCCACCTGTGATTTCATATGGGAAATCAACAAACGGAGGTTCGCCGTGTTCGTATGGGAGGGTAAATGGTTTTCGCACGTTCTCGTTGATTGCGAGAGGAGAGTATGTCTCAACCAGCCATCCATCTTTCGAGGGAGTGTACATTTCCCACAAGATGATCCGATCATTCTCCGCTTCCTGCGTGATGCCTTCACGACGATAGATCTCGTCTTGGATCTCGCTGCGAAGTCCGACAGAGTTGTTCGGCTTGCCAGCGATCCGCTTGATGAATTCTTCGTCCTGCTTGTAGAGAGGATTGGTCTTATAGCTATCAACGGAAATGGAAATGATGTGGACGATGAAGTCTGCGTCTTTAAGTTCTTTGGTGTACTGAGGAACAATCAAATGAAAAGGATCGATGGCTTCGAAGCCGATCCGCTTGTTTTGATCGTCCCAAACAACCTTGGCCACACCGCGACCATAGAGAAGCAAGTTATCGATGACGGACACAATCTCTTTCTGGAAGTTGGACTGCTCGCGCATCTTGTAATCAAACCAACGCTCGGCAGTAACAGTAATCGGAGTCAACTGCTGACGCATCGGAACGAAGCTGGAAAGAATGTCGTTGCCAATCGCGCTGTTGACGAAGGAGGGCTTGAGACGCTCAATCGCTGTGTCGATCAACTGAACGTGCAGGTCGGCTGCTGTTGGCCAAGGCTTGACCTTACGGCGCACGCCAAAGTAGCGAGCTTGGTAGAATAACCGCTGGCGGTTCTCCCAGGTTTCGCGTTGATTCAAACAATCAATAATCCTCTGGTAATAATCTCCGCGACGATTGCTCTTCTCTTGATTGGTTGCCATATTATTTATTTCTCTCAGTCTTTAGTTCATACGAAAGATCGTTGACAGCATTCAAGGCTTTCCTTGCCCATTCGCGCGTACCAGGAGTACCGCGACGAATCTCAATGTAGGTCGGATCTTTCATCAGCTCTTCAACTATCCCTGTCGTGTGGGTTACTGGTGTCGTTGTTGCGCATCCACCAAGACTCACCGCGCAGATCACGCTCAATAGCGTCGCGATTGTCGCGCCACTCGTTCTCAAAGTTCTGAGTGCGCTTCTGCTTCCAACCTGGAATGATGCGAAAGACGGCTGCGATGATCTCAAGGATTGCACGCAGCACAAAAGATTATTTAATATTCAGCCCAACTGTCTTCAAGAAATTAACGATCTTTTCTAGGAAGCTGTCATCAGCGGGGGTGGGTGTCAGTTTAACAATAATGCGAGCAGCAAGAACGATACCGCCTACGGCAGCAACGATCTCTTGCCAGTTTGAAGTAATCCAATTCCAAATATTCATAGTTTATCCTCCTGCGTCAAAGCCAGCCATGACAGGGTCGTGCGACTCCATCATTTGGCTTAACGCCTTCCAAGTTGGACGTTCCGTGGGGAAAGTCAAGTCCCAGCGGATATTACCACCATCCAAGCACAATGCCAACGCATCCGCTCGATCAGGGCTGGCGATACCCCTACTACGCAAGGAATCCTTAGATTCTACACCAAGCTTGCCCCTGCTGTTGGTCACAGTCCTGCGACAGGTCAACTGCGCCATTAGTTCGTCATCATCCTCTGGAAGGATGATCTCGCGATCACCAATCTTCTTTGACATGTTAAACCACATCTCAGCCGACTTGTTGGTGTAGGCATCAGCATCGTTAGGTGTGCCACCAAAGTTTACCCTATTCACCCTCCAGCCAGCCTCGGCCAAGGCATCGCACATCGGCATGCCCAATCCACTCGCGTCCGCATAGATGTCTTCTGGCTTTAGCCCAGCCTTCTTGAACTCGACGATGAACTTGCCAACTGCTGCCATCGTGTCCTTATCGCGCCATGCGATGATGGGAAGGATCTTGTTGCCGTCTCGAATGCACAGGACGTTGCAATCGCCACCTGCTGCAAAGTCTACCCCAGCGGTCCTGTTCCCAGGCTTAAAGTCAGGTGGGCTGTTCTGGCATCCCTGGAGGGAGTTGTAGTTGATCACTAGGCTTTCCGATCCGATATCCACAAACTCGCCATAGACCATAGAGCGAGTGAGGGGATGCTTCTCGCCGTATCTTTGTAGCACCTCGTCGATCTGCGCCTTGGTAATATGTGGGCAATCAAACGCTGTTACTGTGTGCTTCTTCCACATCGCAGATTCCTTGGTGAATGCGCGATAGAACGCGCCTGTACTCGCACCAGGGCTGGAGGCGAGCAATACGCGAGTTGGTTGGCAACGCCACAGAGCTTCGAAGAGTGGGTCTGGAATTGACTTGGCTTCGTCCACCACAATCAGCAACGGCATGGTGTCGTGATCATCGGCATGGAACCCTTCCGCTCGTCCTGGGTCTGTTGCGCTATACCCAACGATCCTGCTCATCGTGCCGTCTGGAAATATGTAGCGGATTTCGCCTGATGTGACTTCCCAATTTCCGCCCACTCGCGCAATGTGCTTGCGCAGGCTAGGCCACAATTGTTTCTCGACTTGCCTCCAAACGCCAGCGGTTGTCGTAGCGATGCTTCCCTTAAAACAGAACGCATGCCAAATTAAAATCGAGGCGATTACTGTGCTGGTCTTGCCTGATCCGTTGGCTGCTTTGAGTGCAACTCGGCAATCTTTGTCTTGCAAGTCGCGCAAAACCTTTCTCTGCCAATCATATAACTCAAGTCCAAGCACATGTTTTGCGAATCCTGCTGGTGTTTGGATTTCTGCTAAAATCTCCTCTGGCGTGCGTTTGGGAGGCTTGGTTGTTTTGCCCACTATAGACCTCTTTTTATTTTGTGTCGCAAATACTTGGGGGGGTATGGAAATTTTTTTATGGGGATGGGGGGGTAGGGAGGGGCGTCGTGGTATACCCTACCCCAACCCTGCGCGGAACTCGCCTGCGCATTGGAACGTGACGCTTGCGCCTGGGAGCTGCGATGGGTTCAGGGTTGGGTTGGGTTTGCTGCTCAACTTTTGGCTCGTCTTTATTTGTCGCACAATAAACAATGTATTTACTATGAGGAGAACTAATGTCTTTCTCAACTTCTTTCGTCTCAATCACTTGCGCTGGCTTTTCTTTTTTCGACAAGCTTCCTGCTAAAATCTGCGCCAATCCCGCGCTTAAACCATGCTCGACGCTGCCGTTAACCTGTACGCGCGCGCTTGGGACCGAGTAAAGGTAGATCCGCTCGGCCATCCAGGCTTTGGCTTGCCAGCTCTTTTGTCCTGCAAGTTCGATGTCGCGCAAGAGGGCTAGCTCGTGCTTTTTTCTAGCGGTCTCCACCCTGCGCGCAAAGTCAGGTTTGCGAGTGCACCAGGATTTGATCGTGCTTGGAGATAGTCCTACCAGCGCGCCTGCCTTCTCGATGGTGAAGCCGCTACGGCAAGCATCGATTACCTCCTGGGCGATTTGATCATTATATAGGGATGGTTTGCCGTTCTTTCCTTTGTCCTGCGCGAGTGGCTCGACTTGCGGCTTGTCTCCTGGCATCGCTTCCATCCCCTTATTCTACCATAAAAATATATTTTAAAAATACCTTGACTATGCCAGCGGTTTGCGTACCTTAAGAGGATGAATAACACACTAGCCAATACCGAAGCGAGCGCGGTCAAAGTCACTCGCAAAACATACTCAAAAAAACTACATACCTTTGTCGAGGATGGCCATCCTATGCACACTATAGTTTATGGTGGCTTAGTGCATCTTAACGACGCTTACGGCAACATCATAATTGAGGATCTAGGCGAGGGAAAATACAAGGGAGGAAGATATATGCTCGTAATTGGCGCGGATAGTTGGGTGTCGGATAACCTAGCGGAATTAGAAGCGATCCTTTTCCCTTGGATGGAATCTGAGGGATTCGAATACGATGAGGAGGTCAAATAATATGAATAACCTACCCCAAACAATCGCCATCATATTTTTCGCAGGAATCTGCTTTGGATTCATGATGGGGAAAATCAAATGAACTTACCTCCCCTAGTTCACCTTACCCTATCTTCCTCTAATGTTAAGACTGGTCATATACCAGTCTCGACAAGTGGAAGCAGTACTTGCCCAGATGCATGCCCTTTAAAAGAAAAGGGGTGTTATGGTTTGGGCGGAAACTTGCGATTCCATTGGAACGCAGTTAACCGCGCAGATCGTGGGATCACGTTTGACGGATTGTGCGAATCAATCGCCAAGTTGCCAAGCGGTCAATTGTGGAGACATAACCAAGTTGGCGATCTTCCTGGCGACAATAACTACGTTGACGGCGATCTATTGGCCAAGCTTGCGCGAGCCAATCGCGGAAGACGTGGGTTCACTTATACGCATAAACCAGTATTAGAGGAGCAGGATAAGAACGCGGAAAAGAATCGTGACGCGATAGGCGCAGCGAATAAGGATGGGTTTGTCATTAACCTTTCCGCTAATGGTTTGGCGCATGCTGACAAACTGGCAGCCCTTGGGATCGCGCCAGTAGTGACGATCCTGCCAGCAGGAACGGAAGACAATACGCAAACCCCACAAGGGCGAAAAGTTGTCGTTTGTCCTGCTCAAAAACGCGAAGGGGTGACGTGCGCGACGTGTCGCCTTTGTTCGCGGGGTGATCGTTCCGTCATCGTGGGGTTCATCCCTCACGGCATGTCGAAAAAGCGCGTAGCGCAGATCGCGAGCGCGTCATGAGAGGTAAGGCAGGAAAGTATATGGGTATTAATTACTGCGTTTGGGAAGACTCTAAATATCCGATCTTCTATTGGAGCTGGGGCGGATATGGCGGGCAAGTTGAAAACTTGGCAAGCTGCTGGGAATCCATTCGGCGCGCTGCTGGTATTTGGGAGAAGGATGGCGCGGGCAATTGGATACATTCGAAGGAGCCAATAACATCGTGACAACCTGGGCCGTTTACAATTCAGTCGGCCAATTCTTCGCGCGGTTCACTACATTGCGCCGTGCGTCATTGTGGACGATTCGAAATGGAATGGAGTGGACCGCGATTATTAAGAAAGAAAAGGAGAAGAACAAATGCAACTAGCAGAGCCTTGGATTTTCTGCTGGGGAATTATCCTTGGCGCGTCAATGGTGGGAATCATTACCGCGCTTTTCGGAACTAAGTAGTTTCCCCTCGTCTCTCCTCGTTACTGAGGGGAGGAGAGGTCAAACTCGCTTGGGATGGCCTAAACAACGGCAGCGCAGT